TCCGGTAATGTGTCGCCATTAACGCCGATGTATTTTTCATACTTGTCAGCCCACGCTTTAATTTTTTCTTCTTTGTTATCATCTGCCTCACTCATTCCGACTATGTCGTCATAGCCTACACTCTCTTCTTCTTTCATTAGTTTATAGATGATTGGGAATGCGTTAGCAATATCTTCTTTGAAGTTTTTAACTGTGAATTTTTCTTTGTATTCTTCCATTACGTCATCCGGGACTTCAACTGCCTCAGGTGCCTGGAATTCTGCCACATAGTTTTCATAGTGTGCCTGCTTGGATAGTCTTGCAACTCTTTCTCTTAGACCGTCCAACTGTGCTTTACTGCGTTCAACGATATTGTTAGTGTCGGAATTCATCAGATCGTTACGCACACAGTAATTTGTAAAACTTTTTAGTTGAGCAATTTCTTCACTCATTTTAATAATTGACTCACCAACTGCATCATATGGCAAACCGCCGTTTGCTACGTGACGCTGCATTGCTCTAGCACCTGCTAGGTGAATGAAAGGATACTTAAATCTTTCCCCGTCTTGGTTTTCAACGAACAGTGCCGCAATATTTCTACTTCTATCTCCTGGCTTCTGTTCAAAATCGTCAGCAAGTTTCTTGCTGTGCTTGATTATTAATCTTGTGTCTAATAACTTTTGGAAACTCTGCGTCTTAGTTCCATAAAGGTTGCTCTCATTCATTACTGTTTCTCCGACGGGTTTTGTGATTGTATCGTTATCCGATTGTGGTGTAGAGTGCTGGCTAAGGAATGCATAATCTCTTTTATCCAAGTTGTCCTTAGCAATGTCTCTAGTGTCAAATGCTAGTAGTCTGCGTTTAGCAAACATCCTTAATTCTTTTAGGAATGTATACCAATTAGACTTTTGATCCTCGTCCATTCCTTCTGTGATTCCATTTGAAAAGTAAACTTTCATTGAATTAGGTTCTGCAAGGCTTATGCTTACGTGTCCTATGTTCTTGTCGTTTTCAGTATAATCGAAATCAAAGAAGCGAGCATTTTCAGGGTTGATCGTAATCTGCCCTGTTGACTCACCTAGTTTTAAACCTGTAAATCTGCTTCTAATTTTATAGAATAGATCAGTTGCTATATTATTGGTTGCATCCATAGTAAAGTATTTATCAAAAACCTCCTGATACAAATATTGGCATTGGATACTGGTCTTCCGTCATCCTTTCTGTCATTTTTTCATAAATTTGTGGATCCCAATCTGCTAATTGGCTGGCCATTCTTACTATTAATAGGCAGGCACTTACTAGATCGTCATGTTCACCTGTTTTTGCACCATAACCCACTCCGTGTGCCACGAATGTTTTTAATTCTGATATTAACGGCTTGCTGTGTATTGCCATTTTTCCTCTTTCAAGTGCATTCTTTAATCCACTACAGGCAGTAATTTTGGTCTTGTGTGTTGTGTTGTATCCTTTTCTAAATCTACGAACGTGTCCTTTTCTAATTGGTTCGCTTAGGAATAATCCATGGAAGTTTTCCTCTCCGATGTCCTTAATAACTACCAATGCTGCTTCACCTATTGTGTTATTTTCACAACTGTAATATATTGTAGGATTGGCATTTCCTTTTTCAACCTGTTGTTCATAAATGTATTTTAGTATTTCCTTAAGATGCCTTATCTGTTGCTGGACTGGAGTTAGATTGTGTCTCCACTCTCCAACCTGTTCCATTGTGGGCATTTCAAATATCTGTATTGCAGCATAGTCACCGCCTGTTCCTAGTGAAGGATCAAGTGCAACAAGATACGTGCATTTAGGATCTATGTTCTTATACCAACGAGTCTGTCCCATTGTTAGTATTGGTTCTTTTCCTTCAAGTTCTGCCAACTTAACACTGTTGATAAGAGTTTCATCAAAGATTAAGAATTCACAATCAAACTCACGTCGGAATCTTTCTTCTCCAATCTTGGCACGCTCTTCCTGTGCCCATGCCTCGTCTCTATCTGGATGTTCTTCCCAGTGTGCAAAGTAAGGAAAGAAACCATTTGTTCCAGTTATGTTATCGTTACCGTATTCGTCGAATTTTTTATTTGCTTCCGTCCATATCTGTGCAAATTGATCCTCGTCCGAGTTAGGTGTGCTCGTTACGATCGCCTTACCACCCGTTGATAGTGTGGGTGAAAGTGCAGTCCAAAATTCTCGAGCCTTCTCCGGTGGCTGCACGAATGCAAACTCATCACAGTATATTAGTGAAAGTGATTTACCACGTCCTGTGTCTTCCGTTGTGGTTGTTGCTTGTATTCTACTACCATTATCAAATTCTATTGTGTTCCTGTTGTAGGTATAGATACCTGCACGAATAAAGTCAGGCAAGTTTTCATAACCAAATCTATATCTGTTCATGATATCCTGCGCACCTGTGTATTTGTGTGCAGCAATTAATACCTGTGCTTCTGGAGTAAACATGCAATACCACAATAGATATGCAGCAGCACAAGTTGTCTTACCCATCTGTCTCGGCAGCATGGCAATTGTGTATCTGTGATCGTGATATGCCCTTAGAAGATCTTCCTGATAGCCATACGGTTCAAAATTCATGCTACCCTTAGTAGGGTGCTGTATCTTGATAAAATTTTTCGCAAAGTATAGAGGACCGTCGGTTGGATGCATACATGCTTCCAAATGCTTGACTTCCTCTAGTGTGTATTTTTGCTTTGTATGGGCCTTCTTAATCTGAACGCCATCTAAACTCTTTGCCATACTAGTATTTAACCAAAAAAATAGGGCCTTGCGGCCCTATTGGATTGATATGAAACTTAGTTTTTATGCAAAGTCAAATGATGTTTTAACTGTAGCAGTTACAGCAGTCATATCAAATGTATTGTTTCCGTATGTAGCACCTAGTGCAATACATTCGTCTTCAATTTGTTCTACTAGTGTTTCTGCTCCAGCACCGTCATAGTCTAATGACTCATCTGATTGCTCTACAGCAAAACACATTTTTTGGTTAGTGGCGTGTAAGTCGCCTCTGATTACAATTGTAGCATATTTTTGAATAATTTCAATAACCGCTTGAATTGCTTCATTTGCTCCAACTTCAGCATTTGCTGCTGCGCCGAAATCAACTTCAAAGAATGTTAATGGCTTGTTACCCATAAAGTCAATATCAGTTAATCCAGCACCAACACCTTGTTTAGAAACTGGTTGTCTATTTTCTGCAACTAATACGGAACTGCCGCCACCGATAGTTGTTGTTAGTAAATCTGCCATTATTTCGCTCCTTTAGTTTCTGCTAGTGCTTGTAAAAGTTGTTCCTTGATAGAAGCACGCAGATCTTCGCCTTCCTTGACACGCTGCATTGGATTGTCTCCACCTGCAACCTTAGGATGCGTTCCTTTCATTCTGTTCATGCCGCCTGACATTTTCTTGGTCATAAACTGAATGTCTCTTTCATCCTCATCAGGCTCATTAGCCCATGCTTCATCTTTTTCTTTTTTCTCCATGTCATGGTCATCCATGTCATGGTCACCATCGTCATCTCTGTCAACAGTCTTGTGTAATTTTTCTTCATCATCATGATCTTTTTCGTGGCGATCTAATTTACCATCATCATCGTAATCATTATCTTCGCCTTCGTCACCCATTGCCTTGATAGCAATCATGTCCTTTTCGCCGCCTGGCATATCATCATTGTCTGCATCAAAGTCAGGTAAAATTTTGTTGATTGGTTTTGGCATTGGTGGACCTTCTGGTGCATCCATCCCGCCCATAGGTGGAATAATGCTCATAGATGGCATATCCATTTCAGGCTTGTCACCACCGCCCATCTTTTTAATTAGCGCCATAACGTCTTCAATTGCATCGCCCTGTGCATTAATGTTAATGCTCATAGAAGCCTTATCCTTAGGCTCTGGTGCTGGCATACTTGGTGACATTGGCATGCCACATTCGTCTGCTTTAACATCTACAGGTGATTCAGTTTTTACTGTGTCTATTTCCTGCATCTTGGCTAATAGTTCTTGAAAGTTCATATTAGTTACTCCCTACAGGACTTTTTGCACCTGCTTTATCTTGTTTTAATTTTGGTGTGTCTTGATAAACATCTGCCTTAAGTTTATCAGTTCCTAATTCTTTGCGTCTTTCCTTTGATTCTTTTGAAAGAGTCTTTAAGAAATCCTTATTGAAGTCATCTCCGAAATAATTCTTATGCTTGACTTTCATACCATCCTTGTATTCATTGTCGTGTAACAATGCACCTTCGTAATCTGCATTGTCTCCTGCAGTGATTTGATCTATTTCACTTGGACTAGCACTATTTCTAACCTTATAATAACCTGCTTCACAGCAGCCCATTTCAAAAATTTCTTTTTCGATTTCTGTGGTTGTTAAAGGATACTCTGTCATAACATCAAAAGTATGAACTTCCATGTTTTTTAATTCTGGAAAATCATGTGGAAGTTCCTGAACAGGCGTTGTTTTCATCTGTTCAAATTGCATTATGCCTCTAGTGTCGAGCCTTGCTTTTAGATCGTTAGCAAAGTTCTCGGGCAGTTCACCAGCAACTTTAACCTTAAAACTATAGGTTTTCTTGCTTTCCGATAGGTATTCTTTAAACGTCTTCATATGTATATTTATTCCTTTCCGCTCAATTTCTTCATTAATTCATTGCGATCTAGCATTACATAGCCTTGACCATCCAATACATCGTTGGGATCTTCGGGAGAATCGTTGTCAATCTTGAGTTTTTTAAGTTGTAAATCAACTGCTTTTAGTTTTTTATCAACTTTTGCAGTCTTAGCATCTATTGCATTTTTTAACATGCTACTTGCTACTTCAAATATTCTACCACTATATCGAACTTCCACATTCATACCCAAATCCATTAGATCATCGTATGCTTTTTCAGCCTTATCTGCTAGGCTATCCAAGTCCTTTTCTTCCAATGCATCTAGTTCTCTTATCTGTGGAAGATCCTTTGTAATTTTTTGAACTGCTTTATAACTATCGTCAACACTCTTTACCTGTTGGTGTTTTTCTTCAACTTCTTCTGCTGTGGCTTCGACAGTGGGAGTTTCAACAACTTCTTCCTGTTGGCCTTGCTCTTCCAAATTAAACAGTTCTTCCAATTTCTTTGTCATAATATTACTTATCGTCTTTTGTTACCAGTGTGAAAAATATCATCTTCACTGACTATTCTAAATCTAAGCCTTTTTTGTTTGCACCATGCCGCTGCTGCTTCCCACTTTGCTTGATTCTTTATATATTGTTCCTGATTGTATCTGCTCTTTCCAACCTTTTCTCTAAGAGTTTGGTTGGCTGGTTTTACTTCGACAACTTCGGCATTCTTCTTACCATTTCTATCCTGATACACAATAAAAAAATCAGGAACATAAATTGTATATTTTCCAGTAAGCGGATCTCTGTAAGGAATTTGTATGCTTTCACTTGCCCAGCTCTGAACACCAGGATGTTCATCCAGCATTCTCATAAAAACAAATTCCCAACTGCTCCTAGCAAGTGGTTTCTTGTTACCAACATACTTGCCGGGATTTTTCATTTCAAATCTTCCTTGGGCAAACTTAGGCATTATGGAACCACGTTACGTTGTTTTGAAACAGTCTTTAATTCCTGTCTATATCCAAGAGTTGAAGTTGAAGGTCTGTTGTTATTAAGCACTTCACTTACTAATGCACCTATCTGTGTATCATCAAAGTTTTTTATTTGATCTAAAATACTCTGCACATTAATTGCTTCTAGTTTAGCCTGTTTTAATAATGATGTTGCTAATACTTGGCTTGCATCATCACTGAAACCTCTCTTGGTAAAAAATGCAACTGTTGAATCAACATCGATTGCCTTAAACTCTAATGGCTCTTCTCCGTATGTGTCAAAAAATAATTTTGTTCTTGCCGCACTATCCTGTATTTGTGTTGCGGGTAAATTAGTAGCCATTATGGAATCTCCGTTATGCTGCCAGCACCAGGAACAACAAATTCAGTTGTGGACCTTGAAGGCGGAACCAATGATTTTTGTGATCCGTTTGTTGTTTCATTCTGTGTATCATTTTTAGGAAACACTGCTCCGGCAACACCGCTTATTGTATTTGCTATTGCCTGTGTTCCTGCAGGACTGGTCAATACATTAATTGCTTCTGCTTTTAGACTGTCCTTGCTTAATCCTTTAAAATTCTTGTATGTGTTTACTGCTGCAATTGCAGTTCCGAGAAAACCTTTTCCTGAACTAAATGCTGTGCCATCACCTATTGCTCCAAACACCTGTTCTATTCCGTCAAGAACTCCACCTTCTCCTAGTAGGTTACTTACGCCTCCACCTGCTACACTTAATGGCGATGGTGAATTATCGTAGTGCAGTGTTGCAAATCCCTTAGGTGTTCCTTGAGAAACTCTTCCGGCAGTGTATACAACTGATTCAAATTCTATTGACATGTTGGATTCTGCAGGTTCGGATGTTGCTGCATGATCTCGAGCACCGTGATCCCAATTAGTAATTTTTGGATTTATAAGAGTGTATCCTATAAATCTTCTTCTACCCATTGTGTATATGGTAATTGATCTAAACAGCGAAGTAACTGAAATACCATTATCAAGACCATATCTAAAATTATCAATGCTAGTTCCACTTCCTCTATATTGATTTGCATCAAATGCCGTTGTTGGTAGATGTCTGTCCTTAGAATAATACCCAAAATAGATTGCCCATAGAGCATTTATTACACCATGATTATCATCATGCATTGTAATTTTAACGGGATCGTAGTTTAGCATCCCATAAACAATTTTCTTCCTGTTGTATTGATTAAGAGTTTCCTTATCAAAACTAAACTTAGGAAGGTCACATGTCTTAACCAGTATTCCTGTTTCGTCAGCATGTTTTGCCGTAAAACTTGCAGCCTTGTGTGCAGTGCTGTCCAATTCAAATCTAACATAATAGTTAAATTTAGTCTTTGGTGCTAGCCTAAAATTATCGTCAATGAACAATCTAGTGGCATGGGTATAGTTACCCATTCTACCCTTAGGATTAGAAGCACCTGCGAAAATGTCTGTTAAGAATCTTGTAAACTTATTGGCCAACATATATTTAGCCATAAAAAAAGCCCGGAAAAAATCCGGGCTTTTTAATTTCAATACTAAAACTAGTATTAGCCTTGAGCGCCTGAAGAACCTGTAGTAGAAGCACCAAGTGTTCTTTCCACAGCAGCACCAATACCAACGCCAACGCCTTGCTCTCCTGGACCCCATTGAACCATGTTGTCAAAGCGTATTGTAAGAGCAACACTCATTGGTTCGTTAGTTCCGTAGTTAGCATCTCCGTAATCAACGTTAGTTAAGAAACAACCGTATAAGTTAGAAGTTTCTAAAACATTAATTCCAGAAGCGTTATTTCCGTTACCACCGTCTAATACTTCAATTTTAGATGTAAATTTATAATCAATACCAGATCTTGCAGAAGCCTGTTCAACGAAGTCGAACTGTTTCTGAACCTGTTGACCAACAAGTCTTTGAACTTCACCACTTGCATCATCACGCAAGTTAAGTGTAATAGTTTCAAAGGTATACTTACCTGCTAGGTAAACCTTTGAGTTGTAAACGTCTAGTGGCATTTCTTCAAAACCAACTTTTGGTCTACTTACATCAACTACTTGTTTAGTTAGTTCAGTTGCAGCACTTACTCCAAAACCAAGTAAAGTAACGCGGAAGCGATACTTTAACTTAGGCATCAAGAGCACTTGGTTGCCTGCGTCTGTTGGAACTGAAAAGTTATTTAATGATGTTATAGGCATGTCTTATATCTCCCCTGTGTTCTTGACACGCAACGGTATGTATATGAACTCAATAGCCTTGACTGGTTCAATCGCAATGTCAACATATAGTTCGTTACGATCGATTCTAGCCGGAGTATTGTTTGTTTCATCACAAACTACTGCGAAATCGTAAAGAGCTCTTTGACCAACTAGTTCTAGTAGAAGTGATTCTACTGCTTGTTTGATCTCGTCTCTTGTAATTTTATCATTTGGTTCAAAGATATACGGACGAGCCAGTTTATTAAGTTGACTACGTAGGTATACTACCAAACGTGCTACGTTGATTCTGTCTAGTGCGGAAGCATTTCTTCCTCTAGTCTTCTGACCGTAGTTAACTAAACCAACACCATTAAAGAATGTAATTGGGTTAATCTTTAGATCATACAACGTATCTCTTTGTCCTTCATTAAGCGCAACTGTTTGGAATTCGCCTGTGTCAGCGTCGATATAACCAACTGCTGTAGCATTTGAAATTCCACCACGTCTTGTGCCTGCCGGAGCGAACCATGGGAACGATACCTGATCGCTAAGTGCAATAGTTCTCATCATCATGTGTGATGCTGGAACAACTGCATTCGATCCTCCTAGATCTGTTGTAAATCCATTTGGATAAAAACATCCTAGGTATTCGTCATAAGTTACCAATCCATCGTCACCGTTATCAGTAACTAAGTTTGCATTGGATCCCCAATTTGTTAGTGTTGTTGCATCTGCTGCTAGTCTAAGTGGTGTATCACCAATTACAAAAGCAGTTAAACCTCTGTCAATGTTAAGACCAACTAAGTTGCTCATTACTTCTGGATAACCAGGAGCAGCAATTATATTAAAGTTACGTCTTTCTTCATCTCTAATTTGATCGCTTGTATCAATTGCAGATTTCAATGCTGAAACAACAACCATTCTCTGTGCTTTTCTACCAAATGAGCCTGAACCATCTTCTTGGTTTCCTGATTGTGTTACCCATCTATCAGTAGCATAAGCAGCCATAGACTCTTCTGAAACAACAGCATTACCTAATGGTGAATTTGTGCTGTCAAATCTTACGTTGTCTGCTGTGGTATCAATGTAGTTGTTAGCATAACGCTTAACATTACCACCGCTTCTACGTAGGTTCCATAGCAGCATACCCTGTGGATATAGTGCTGGATCTGGAGCATCTGGATCTAAGTAGTTGCTTGATAGCAAGTCCTTGATAGTTGCTGCTGTGTTACCAGTAGCACCAGATGAACCATAACGTGCATCAGCAAATAACACACCATCTTCTGTAGTTTGGTCTGTCTTGTCTAATTGAACCCATTCCTGACCTGAAGATTGTGCTGAATCCCATCTGTAAATTGTTGGGAAGTTTTCAAGATCTGCTGTTGAAATCCAAAGATCGTTATCAACAAGAGCAGTTCCATCACTTTGTGTTTCTGGAGCACTTGCTGCAACCTGTGGACCATTTGGATCTGTTGTTGCAAATTGATTTACATAACCAACCCAGTTATTTCCGTTATGGACCATGATATCTACATCTGAAAACTCTGGGTTATACCAAAGTTGTCCATCTTCTGGTTCTGCCTGTGGAGCACTTGCACTTGCTTCGAAGTCGTTTGCTGCCAATGGCTTCCAGTTTGATACCAAGTATTTTGATTGTCCTGAACTGTCTTCAGCGCCTGCTGGTAAGTTATAGAAGTTTGCTGTTCCTTCACCAGTATCAATATTATATGGTGTAAATAGGCTTGCAATAGCATCTAAACCAACGTCAACTAGTCTTATGTCTCCACCTAATTTATGTGTAAGTGTAATTTCGTTGTCGTCTGTAACACCTGCTTCAACATTTGTAAGTCCTGCTGCGTTTACCGCTGCTGCAAACAATGTAGCATCTGCTGATGTTCCGCCTGCTGTAAATTGGATTCTTACCGCTGAATCCAAACCTGCTTGATTCTTGATTGATTCTTCAATATCAAAGTTATGAACGCCTGCTGTAAATGTTGTTCCATCTACTTCGCCTGAAGTGATAGTAGTTGCTCCAGCGATTGCTCTGCGCCATACTCTAAATGTTGCAGTTGCTGGTAAACTATCATATAGGCTGTGTTCATTACTGTTTGACTGAACCATTAAACTATCTGCTGCAATGTTTAGTCCGCCGCCTGATCTATCTAGATAGTAAAGTGAAGCATTTGTGCTTGCATAAATTGGTGCATCGTATGATACCCAACTTGTAGTTGCTGCATCCCACTTGCTTGCTCTCCATCTAGCACCACTGTTAGGTTCTGTAGTCTTAATCCAAACAGAACCAGTTGGTCTAGCATCAGCATCTGTTCCTGGAGTTCCCTTCCATTGTGGAACTGATGTGTGTGGCATTTGGCTTAGTTCAGGACCTTTATAAGTCGCTGCACTAATACCTAATTCATCTAGATCAGCAGTTCCTGCAACAACAGTAATTGTGTTAGCATTAGAGTTGCTAGTTCCGTCTGTATAAATTCTTACAGTTTCACTAACATTTCTAGCAGTTACGCCTGTAATGCTTAAACCATTAATTGTTGAAACAATATCATCTACAGTATCACTGGCACCGATTGTTACTGTCGATCCGTTAATGGTAAAGTTACCTGCTGCTGCTGTAATCTTAGAAGCAGTTAGTGTAGCGGAAACAATTGTAGGTGTGCTTGCTCTCCATTCTAGAGAACCTACTAAAACCCACTGTCCTGCGCTTACGCCTGCCTGTGTATTACCTGAAGATTTATACCAAATTCTTGCTGGTTCTTTTGCTGCATTGAATGTGGAAGATGTTCCCACTGTTTCAAATACAACAGCATAGTCACCAATTGAACCATATGATTCTTTTGGTTTGCGTCCATAGTTTGAATCAGTATCATTTTCGATTTTTAAAACTTCATCGTCTGTTAATACTGTCGGAACCTTAACACTAAACTTTTGTCCGCCTGCGCTAATTGCTGCGCTGTTCCACTCCTGGATACCCCATGCTGTAGAACCTGTGTTAATCCACCAAGTTCCATCTGCCGGATTCGCTCCCGGAGTTGTTGAATCTCCTTCTAGTTCTCCTAGGTCAACATCTGCTCTTACAACAAAAGCAGCGTTTGATACGCCTAGTAAACTGTATGCTGCTAATAGACCATATTCATTTAATTCTGAACCATGAATAGGTGTATTGCTCGCTGTCTTTTCGAAGTTAGGGACTCCAAAAAGATCTACTAATTCTTTCTGTGATGTCACTTTAAACGCATTGCCTGCGTTCGCCGCTGTTGTTGCAGAAGCAACTCCAGTGCCTGCGGCATTTGTTTTATCTTGCGCTGTTGCTACAACAATAAGAGGAGTTGTTCCTGGTTCCGCAGGAGTGTAAAAACTCTCATCTATTACCGTAACTTCTACGCCTGGTGATTGTAGTGCCATTCGTTTATCTCCTGGTAATGTATAATTCTATCAATCCATTACGTAATGCATTGCTATGTTATTATTTAGTTGATTTGAGCAAAAATGGCGTGTTATGCCTTGAATTATAAAGGGATAGAAAAGGTGTAAATACAAGCATGAGACCGTTGTGTAAATGCGGTTTAAGACCGCGAGCAGTTAATTATAAGAAGAATGGCAAGACCTATTACAGGAGCCTATGTGAAGCCTGCTCAGCCAATGGTGTCTATCACGGTGTTCCTAGATGGTATCGTGCAGGATATAGAATCAAGAAGCAGTGTGATAAGTGCGGTTTTAAATCACCGCACAAGGAAATTTTTAGGGTGTTTCACGTTGACGAAAATTTGGATAACTGTAGGCATTCTAATCTAAAGACAGTTTGTGCCAATTGTAGGACTGTTTTATCCAAGGAAGGTATACGCTGGAAGCAGGGTGATTTAGTCGCCGATTATTGATTTGACATTGTTGTATAAATCATCAATGCTAGAATCATTTGTAATTTCGTAATTAAAATCCTGTCCTAACCAAGCCCATTCACTTGCGTGTATGCCTAATTTTTTAAGTGTATCTTGGGCTTCTAGCATGCCCGAGTTAGCCTTTATAGCATCATTATACCAACTAGGTAATTCGCCACGCTTAACCCATATAATTTTACCACCAAGATTCTTAATTGCAGCAATTTCATTTGGAAATCTTACATCACTTACAACAACATTATCGTTGCTCTGTCGCAGTTTATTTTCTAAACTAGCGATCCAAATATCATCATGGAAAGTTCTACGGCAAACTTCAGTTCCCCAATACTGTAGCACCCATCGAGGAGTTAATGTAGGCATGGACAATCTTTCAGCCCACCAAGCATCTACCTGTTCGCGCCATTCGCGTGATTCTTTTGTTCTGCCCTCAAGCATTGTTCTATCCCATCCAAAAACAGCGGCAACAGAATCCTTGAGAGAATCTGCAAAACTTTCTCTTCTAAATTCATGAAAATTTACAAGATAATCAGCAACGGTATCCTTGCCACTACCGATAAATCCGCAAACACCTATAA